CGTCTCATAAAAGGTGTCGCCGATCCCAGTCGTATCGGTTAATTGACTGGTGGCTTTTTCGCGCATCGCGGTGATCTTGTTGGAGAGCATGTTATAGCCGTCCACCAAAAACACGCCCGACGCTGGCCCAAATTTTCCTACAGCCATTTGCTATGCCTTAGCCTTTCCGCTGCGTGCCGTCACTTCTTCCACTGCCCCGCGCTTGATGAGCGCATCGCGTGACTCCGCAGGCAGATCATCGCAGAACTTTCCGGCCTTTACCGTCTTCAGTGAGACTTTGGCACGCTGCTCTGGCGTGAGTTTGGAGATCCCGCCAGCAGCCAACACTACCTTGAGGCTGGCGGGTGTGGGATACACCAGATCCACGGTAGCGCGTAATTTACCCATTCACTATACCTCTCGATCCTGCCCGCAGAGCATGCAAACTTCGCGCCCACCCAGCACAGGCTTAAATTTGTCTTTGGCGGCTCCGCAGAGACACGGCCCAGCCGGTGGGACCAAAGGTTTTTGATCCGTTAAGACCACAGTGCTCATGCGTTCACATCCTTAGTGAAGAGCATATTGAAGGCCATCGTGGTGCGATGGTTCTCATCCACATCATACGGATATATCCCCTGTAAATTTTCACTGAGATAGTACCGCGTACCGCTTAGGTCTTCCGTTTCAATCGTTGCTAAATTTTCAAACAACGTTTGCGCCGTGGTGCGTGGAGTCTGGTAGTCATTCGGCGCACCTCGGATCAGAAACTGTATACCAGGCCGCTCATACTGAATGCCCGCCGTTCCCAACGCTCGCGTGGGGGCTAAGCCGCCCGTTTCGACCAACCCGACGCACACATCCGGCGAGGGGGGCAACTCCGACTTGAACACATCGGTGCCTACCGTCCCACTAATGGCCGTTGCACAGCGCGTGGCGAGGTCATCCAACACGTTTGCCATCAGCCCAGCCGATTCATCTTAATGCGTTTTGCGATGCGTTGCCGCAGCCCAGGCGTGGCATCGAGTAGCGCGGATTCAAGAAACTTCGCTTGCCCGCCTTTCCCGTACGGCGGGCGGTGTCGGAGGTCGGTGCGCTCATGCACGATCTTGGCGTAAGGAGCCGTGGGGCCACCCACTTGTATATCCACCTGGAGCGTTTTGCCGCGCCAGCGCGGATCGCTTACTTCATGACTATCACGCAGTGCCCCAAATTGCACCGGGGTACGGGCCATACTCCACTTGGTGATCTGGAGTGCTTCTTGGTAGAGGGCTGCGGCAGTTTCTGACGGGATCACTCGCGCCAACGTGGCGAGCTTCCGCGCCACGGCTTTTTCTCCTTTCACGCGGGCGCTCACCTTAGCCAAGCTCCACCTCCACCACATATTCCGCATTGGTGGTGGCATCCACCACGCCGGTAATCCGCAAAATCGGCTGCTCGCTGCCATCTGGTAACGTAATCAGATCGCGCTCATCGATGGACACTGGCCCCACAAACAGAATCCGCGCCAAGGAGAGCTTTTCTTCTCCTGTCTTGGTTCGCACAAATTTTTGCCGCCGCTCCACTATCGCGGTGCGGCTCACACCGGTGGCATAGGTCGGCTTTCCATAGCCATCATCACTGGCATATGCCTTGTGCGTCACGGTGGCTTGCAGCGAGGCGGTGACCGTATTGGCGATGGAGATCCCGCCTTGGAGAATCGTCGCCAGACTCATGAGGCCCGCTCTACAATGCGCGTGGCCGAGATCCTCCCACGCACCGAAGAAAACCACGCCTGCGGGATTTGCAAAAACACTGCATCAGGCACCACTTTGTTATATTGCGAAGCGGTGAACTGGAGAAACACACTGCCCGCCTTGATGCTCGAAATGCCTTGGGCTTCGATGTCGTTATCTTGAGCGCGATTCGTCACCAACAACTGCCGCGCATATTCCGCTTGCGCGTTCTTGATCTCCTCTGGCACCGTGTCGGAATCCAGCACCACATCGATCCGCTCCAGCAGGCCGGTACGCGGCCAGCCCAAGGCTTGCGTGGTAGTGGTGGCGTATGCCGTCCACGTAAACAACGACTCCATCAATTTGGTCGCCCAGAGCAGCGCACGCAGCTTATTATTTTCGGAGGCATCAGCCCAGGTCGTACTTACGGCGGGCCGATCATCGTGGTACTGATCGGCTTCAGCCAGCGTGCAGTAGGAATTGGCGCTGGCACTTTTCGCGGTGGCGACGAGGGTTGAAGTGCCCATCAGTTAATACAAATATTCACATCGAGCGTCGAGGTGCTGGAGTAGGTGCCCACGACCACGGTCTTCACCCGCAGCCGGTCACCGATGCACCCGTCGAGGATGGTATTGTCGGAGAGCGATCCATCCGTAGGCGTCACGTTTGCGGCCATTGCCGTGTACGGCCTCACCGCGCTGATCTTGGTCACGGTGGTGGTGGCAAACGCAAACTGCATGATATCGATCCAGGTCGATCCGTTATCCACTGACGTTTGAATAAACACATCGCAAGTGGTGCCGCCACCGCCGCGTGCAAACGCGGCTTGCACCATGATCACCGACACTCCCAGCGGTAACGAGATCGCCTCTGTCGGGTAGGTGCCTGCCGTGGTGTTGGTCAAGTTGAGCGATTGCAACCCCGTAGATCGTTTCGGGTAGACCGCCATCTACCTGGCCCCCTTGATCTTGATCTTCTTGGGCGGCGCAGCACCGTGCCGATGTACCGCCGGATCGAAGTCCGACGCATTGATCACAGCTTGCGCTCCGCTTTTCAGAAACGTCACCAGCAGCGTTTTAACTAAACCCATAGCGATACCTCCGCGAACGGGGTACGCCCCGTGAGGAGCGCACCCGTGTTGTGGAATCAACTAGCCCGCGATGATCACGCCGAGTTCTGGTCGGATGACCGCCCCGCCATACAGGGCATCAAACGCCCACTGCCATTGCTTATACTGCCTGGTGACCTCAAGCCTGAGACTCAGGCCCGAGTTCTCGTCCACGGCTGTGGCGGTCATCCCGCCGCCCGCAAACTGCTGCGTTTCGATCAGCGGAGCGGAGGCAAACCCGATAAGGTCGCGGTGCAAGAGCAGGTTATTGACTCTGGTGGCTTTGAACGTCAAGGCCGCATTGTCGGCGTACGCATACTGGATAGCCGGTGTCATGGTGATCACGGTAGAGGTCGCCGAGGACACCAGATACGTCTGCGTCGAACCCGCCACAGAGAAGATGTCGCCTTCCACTGGGGCACCCGATCCGCCATCAACGGTCAGGGTGGTATCCCCGACCGCCACGCTGGCATTGTTCACCAACCAGGAACTAGGCGAGTTCGTGGATGTAAAGGTAGAGGTATTCTGGCTCATGAGCCACTCGGCCCCGAGCTTGTAACCGATATCGCCTTTGACCACGGTCTCTTTTGATCCCGAGGCACTCGCGTCGAGAAACGCGGTGAGCGCCAGCGCGTTAGCTTCGGCGTCCGCATCGAGGATCACAAAGCGGTTATCCATCGGCATCAATTGATTATTCGCAACGGCTCGCGCATCGAGGTACGCCGTAACCGCTGACGCAAACGGGGTGGTGCCAGCGGTGCCCGCATAGCCATAGACGCCGCCTGCACTATCGATCAACGACCAGAGATAATCATCAATGGTGTTGGCTAAGCTCTTCACGGCCTCAGACATCTGCATCGGGATAATGCCTTTTTGCACTTGACTAATCGCCTGATCAGACATGGCAAATGGCGCTTCTTTCCACTGGTCCAGGGTAATCGCGACGGATGTCGGGGTGATCGCTGTCACCGCAGGGGGTACCACATCGGCGGTCACTGACCGCGTGGTGATTGCAGACGGCACAGCCACATTCACTGTGCTGCCTTTGGTCGCTCCCGATCCGATCCGATCTTCATAGGATCGGTTGACCAGACGCGGAAGGACTACTTGCTGGCGCAGGGCTTCCAATCCCATCGCGACAGCGGTCTGTACGATATTGGTAGTAACGAGTGTGCCTGCCATATGAGATGCTCCTGGTTAAAGTTCCGAACAACCAGCAGCATCCCCGATGCTGTGATCGCTATCCCCGATAGCGACCAAGGGGCACGCATCCCCGATGCTTGCCCCACCCGCGTCTTTTAATCGTTCACAATGATCATCGTCCCTTCACGGATCGCCTGCCCGTGTTCACCCAGTTGCTCTGGTGTCGGATTGCGGAGATATTGTGCGCCTGACGGCAACGGGACC